ACGTGTCGCCCGGTTGCTAATTCAATTCCCGTTGATGCTCCGCCGCCGCCGGCAAACAGATCAACGATTAAGTCATTGTTTAAGTTAAAATAAAATTGACGGCCTAACATTTTTTATCCCTTTCTTTTATGCTATAAAAGCTATAGATTTTTTATCTGGTTAAGATAAGCAAGATAATCTTGTTTTAACTGGCGTTTTTCCAAATAATCATCGAAAGCTTTGGACTGCACGCGGCCGCCGTTCGCAACGCCGAACAGATATGCTGAAATTATCAATGCCGTTAAAAGTAACGCTGTCATTGTTTTTTCCTTTCAGATAAAGTCCGCCCGTCCGGCAGAGATAACTCTGCCGGGTTGGTCGGTTCGTTAATGTGATTATTTCGCCGCTAAAAGGTTTTGCGCCTGTTTCATTTTATCGCGCAGGGCGTGGTATTCGCTTTGCATCGCGCCGACCGAGTGAACCGACGTAACCGCCCAGTTCGCAAACGGCCGGCCGGACGGGTGCTTTTCCCCGTCCTCTGCCGCCTGTTCAAAGAAAAACTCCGCAACGGCTTTCTTGACAAGCTGTTTCAGCGCGTCTGCGCCGCCGGTATTCTTGAATACTATTTCACGGCGCCGTATTTGACGCCGTTTTCTTTCAGATACGTCTGCAGCGCGTGCAGCTGTTCTTTTGTTCCCCAGACGCGAAAGTCAATCTGAATGACAGGTTCGGGGAATGGGGGGTGGATTGCTTCGCTTTCGCTCGCGATTTCGGAAGTATGGGTGGTTCCATCAATGGATTGCTTCGCTGCGCTCGCAATTTCGGAAGAAAGGGACGGCGTTTTTTCTTCTTGGAGCTTTTTCGCTTCTGCCGCCGATTTGATGTCCTGCGCCTTTTTGATAACGGCGTTGACGTCAAAGCAGGTTTTATAATAATCAATCAACGCCGGTTCGTTCGCGCCGGTTTCCAGCGCCGCAATCGCGTTCAAGTCTGATTTGCATTTTTCCAAAACGTCTTGCAAAAGTCCTTCAGCCGCTTTTTCGTTCGTTGAGGCGTTCAGCATTTCCTTTTTGAGCAAGATCGCTTTTTCAAACGGGAGGACGGATTGATAAAAATCGTAGCCGTTCCACAGATAATCGTAAAATTTCCGCAGAGCCGCAAGGCGTTCCGCTTTTTTCTTTTCTTCGTAAGCTTTGACCTGTTTGTCGATCTCGTTTAACGGAAAGTCGATCAGTCCGGTCAAGACTTTGACCTGTCCGGCGAAATCGTCGTAAGGGATCATCAAACGTTTTTTGACTTCTTTGCGTTTCGTTTCCAGGGCGTCCTTGAACTTGTTCAGCGTGGCGCGGTCGGCTTTGGCGTCTTTGATCGTCGCGTCCGTATAGACAAGGCCGCGATACTTTTCCAAAGCTTCGCCGATTTCCCGCTTTAATTCGTCAAAATTAAACGTGATCGACTGCATTGCCGGTTCTTTTACAATCAGTTCCATAGGCATGAAATTTTTCTCCTGATCAAGCGACAGCGTCGAACGGATCGTCCGATTCAGGCGCCGCCGCGGGGATTGACGGGGAATGGATTGCTTCGCTTTCGCTCGCAATTTCGGAAGAAGACTTTGCCGGGGATTCGTCGATGTCGATATATTCGGCCGTTCCGTCTTCTTTGATCAGCGCTTCGTCCGCTTCGTAGGCTTTTTGCAAATCGACGGACATAACGCCCCATTTGCTGATTAACTGGCGCAGCATCGTCTTGTACGCCATGGCGTCAAAGTCTTTGTACCAAAAGGACGAATACTTCCACATATCCTTTTCGGGGATTTGACCGGAAAGCAGTTTCTTGTAGCTTTCCTTGGAAAACGCTTTGGAAAAGCGGTCGGCGTGGCAAAGCATTTTTGATTTCGGCCAGTAAATCGCCTTTCGGAATCCCGAAGTGTATTCAAACATCGCGTAATAACCGATCGTTTCGCGGGCTTCTCGTTCTTCGTAATCATCTATCAGGTTGACTTCAATGTCTTCGTTTAACGGGTCGAAGCGGATCAGTTCGCCTTGCTTGATCGCCAGAACGTTGATTTTCTTATAATATCCCGAACGGATCGCCAGCTGGATATAGCCTTTGTAGCCCAGCTGGAACTGCGCCTGTTTGACGCCCGCCTTTTTATTATCGTACGGCACCATGTAATACTGGCCGAGTTGAGGCGACGGCGACAATTTCAATCCTTCGCCCAAAAATGCGGCCGAAAGAATGCTTGCCGGTTCGCATTCCTGCAGCGTCGGGTTCGCCGATACAGCCGAAACGATCGACGTCATAAAGCTTTGTGCGTTTTTCCCGACCACTTCGTTGATGCGGGCTTTGATGTTCGGCGCGGTCATAAAAGCCGAAAATGTCTGTTTTTTCACAAGCGAGTTTGCCATAGTGTTTTTCTCCTTAAATTGTGGGTAAGATCAGCGGCGGGCAGACGTCCTTTTCAACGTATTCCTGCCAAAATTCGATTTCTTTTTGACGTAAAAAGGCAATGTCTTCTTCGTGGTTTTTACGGTCAAAGTAATAATGACGGGTTGTCAATGCCGGCACTTCGTCTTTGTAATGTTTGATTTGCGCTTTCAGGAGTGCGAAGTCCCAACCGGTTACGGACAGATAATGTATGACCTGGCAAAAATAATTGTCCGGGATTTGGTTGTCCCATTTGTCCCAGTCCGCCGCGCGGCGGATTTCCGTGGTTTTGATTTCCAAAACACCTTTGCGGCCCGTATCCTTTTCAATCAACCGGCCGTCCAGGCTGGCGATTAAAAACGGGTGGGTTTTATCGGCAAACAGGTCGAAATCGACATGTTTGACTTCATAGCGCGGATAATCGAGTTTGAAAAGCTCAATCAGCAGGCTTTCCGCGGAAATGCCGTATCTGACGGCCTCTTTGTCCGAAATATCTGCCTGTTGCTTTCGGCCCGTCTTGATTTGCCACAAATCGACGTTCGACATCCACGGATTGCGCCCGATCACGGCGGCGGCGTCGGATCCGCCGATGCCGCCTTTGCGTTTATTCAGCCAGTTGTTCCGGTTGTTCTGCATCGTCTTTTCCTTTTTTGAAATTTTCGTAAAGATCATTTAAAGCCGCGCCCAATTCGTAAATATCGTCTAAAACGGAAGTGTCGCCGTTCATGCCGCTTTCTCCATTTTTTGGCGTTCCTGAAATTGTTTGACGTCAAGCAGCGCTTTGCTTAATTTTACGTCGTCCAGATCATGGTCGCAGTAAACGCGCAGAATGATGTCAAGGCATTGCCCCAGTACGTCGTATGCCGCACCCGCGTCGAAAACCTCTATCGCAGGGCGGGTACGGTCAAGGGCTTCTTGCGCGTAATAGGCGGAAACGTCTGCTTTGACGGCGTTTCCGGTGTATTCGCCGCGGCGGTCGTAACAAACGTCCGCGTGGTTTTTCTTGTATACCGCCGCCAGTTCGTCGCCCAAAAGGGAGAATATTTGCTGCTCCACTCTTAAACGGGCGCCTATTGTTACTTTGTTGATCGTGTTTATGCGTTCGGAATATTTTTTCATGATTTTTTCTCCTACCATATGATCAGACTGATGATTTTCCCAACCGCCGCGGCAATCACCGGCGACATCGCATAAACCATAATTTCGACAGGTTTTATCCGATAACCGCGCGGCGGTAACGTTTCGCGGATTTGATGAAGATCGGCGGATATTTCTTCAAATTCCGCATCTATAATTTTCGCCATTTTATCCCCCGAAGATGATCCAAAGCGCCGCGCACCAGCTCGTCAGCGCAAATACAAACGCGGTGCAGTCCGCCGCGTCGCGCAGTGTCAATCCGCGCAAAGCGTTTAAAAGTTCATTCATGTTTTTTCTTGTATTCTAGTTATGAAACAGGCGGGAACGGGCAATGTTTGGACCATTTAGCAGATAATCATTTTGGGCCAAACCGCAACGGAGAGGATTAAACCGATCCCGTCTGTGTTGCTTTACAAAAAATAAAAACCGTTTTGACGTGCGTGTCTTTCCTTTTCCGCAGGTGTGTACGACGTAAGCCAATAGTCCAGATATTCCAGCCGATATCCTTTTTTGTTTTTTTCAATCCCCCTGCCAGCTCGTCCGCCCAGTAAAATCGCCTCACAAATGCGCGGGGACCTTACGCCTATTGATCTGGCGCAAGCTCTGACGGACGGCCAGACCTCTAAAGTTTCGACATCAATAACTGGTCTTGGTTTCCCTGCTTCAGGCATCTTAAGTTCCTTTTCGTTTATCATAAACCGCCGGACGAGTATGATTCCGTTATTCCGCGCTACTTCTCCGCTCACGCGGGCGGTGGGGTTATTTTCAGGAAACCATAGCAAGCCTTTCCAGAAGCCTGCTGGTATTCGGCTGTTTTCGAGATTGTCCTTATTCCCAACTTTCCTGATTATTCGCCCCATCCGGCGATTATTCTTTGATCATCATCAAGGACAGAGTTTTACTTGCGCTCAAGGCAATACGCAAGGCCAACCGCGGCTGCCCTGTCCTTGAGGATAACCGCCCCGGCAGCCGCATCAGCCAACAGCCGGAGATATCCCGAACGGGGGTGTTGCTTTATCCCGGACGCCGCTTGTTCCGCCTGCACGTCTGCTCCGCTCTCATACCCAACGACGCAACGTCGGGCGTAACATATAAACTTGTTTAATATCGCCGAGCCGTTTATGGCTTAAAATAAAAATATTACAAAAATGAATACACTGTCAATTAAAAAAAATTACAAAAATGAATATTTTTTTGTTTTTTTGAAAAGCAATTTTTTTGATTGAATATGGTGCGTGGCTGATACTTGACAGAAATAGATTGGGAAAATTCTAAATAAAACAAAAGCCCCTGACGGGGCTTTTTCTTATTCTTGTATTATCTTTTCGTAAATATTGCATGGCATTTCTTTCTTTCTGAAATACCCATACTTTTTGCGCCATTTGGCATATGCTTTCTGTGGCGAAATTCCGTTTTTTCTGAGATCAAGAATTCGTCTATCAATTATCTCGAGATGTTTTGCCGTTACTTGTCCCACGCATATGGTATCTTCTTTTGCTTGTTTTTTTAAATTTTCCTCCTTAATAAGGAGAAAAAATAAAATAATTAATATGGAAAGGAAAAAAATAAAAACTGTGCCGTTTTTTATAATAATAAAATTATTTTTCTTTATCTCGATGTATTGATTATCTCGTTTATCTTTTGTTGTTGGATAAGCTTCTTCAAGAATTTCTGAAATAGTATGCAACATATTGTCTTCACTCATGGATATCTCCTTTTTTTTGTTGAAATATCCATAAGTATAGTTTTTACATATTTAATCTCTAGTTAAACAGCCTCAACATCCGCATAATTACTAGAGAAATTTATTATATCTGCTTCTTGTAAGTTTTCCCTTGAAGCTTTTTCGATCAGAGTTGCAATAAGTTTGGCCTTTTTATCAATCGGTAGATTGACCCCTTTTTTGTTTAAAAATGTCTCAACGGTTTCAATTATTTGAAGTAGTCTTTCTTTTTGCAATTTTGGGAAAGAAATAATATCCGAGGATGTCTCGTCAAAAAAAACCTCAGTTACAGTACTTTCCAGCGCCTTTGCGATTTTCTCGGCTTCGTCGATTTTAATCCGCCTGTTCCCGTTTTCAATATGATTCGCTTTAGATTGGGAGGCTCCAATTTTTTTCGCGAACTCTTCTTGAGTTATCCCTTTTCTCTCGCGAATTTCTTTGATTCTTATCTTCATTCAAATTACCTCCTGTAAACATTTTATTCTAAAATGAAATAAATTGAAAAACATTTTTTGTAATAAAATCTTGACCTTGTATATTCGATTTTGTAATATCCCTTAAAGGAGGCATATATGAATATTTTATCTGAATACCGAAAAAGTAAAAAAATAACACAGGCTAAGTTGGGTGAATTACTTAACGTTAAGCAAGCTCAAGTTTCAAAGATGTGTAAAAACGGGATTGACAACAGAACGACACGCATCTTGAGAAAAATAAGCGCGCTTCTTGGGAAAAGTATTGATGAAGTTGTTTACGGTATGCGTAAACATGCCGCGAATGACAACGCCGGTCCGGACGACAAGGGGGCTGCGTGATGTGTGTATGCCCGGAAACGATAGATTTGACCTGGCCGGTCTTCTGGCTGGGACTTTTCGCCTGGTTGATCGTTCAGGAATGGCGCAAATGACAGCCGGGAAAGACCGGCATTTAAGGGGAAATGGTGAAACAGGTAAACACGGCGGCCTTAGAAGCCGTTTTATAAGGGTTCGACTCCCTTTTTCCCCACAAACTTAAACGAAAGGAAAAGATATGAATACGCAAAAAGAAACGGTCAATTTGGCCACTAAAACACTCACAGGGGATATTCGGGATTTTTTAGTAGACCGCTTGAGAAATTTCCCGAAGCCGTGGGTACAGATGACAGAATCTGAACAGGAAAGGGAGATTGAAGCGGCAACTTCCGCGGCCAAAACGCTCGTCAAAGAAGCTGTTAAAATAATTTCTTCGGACGGTCGTCAGACTGTTCCGGCGAAGCTTGAAAAAATTACGTTGAAAGACGGCTGCAAAATTGAATTGTCTTCCTCGAGCGGTTGGATTTCAGAGCTTGCCGGCGCATTGAACAACGATGTTTTAATTGTGACAAATTCCGCTGATGAATATGCCGGCGAACGAGCGCCCTGCAAAGCCGATCCTGACGAACCGGAATTATTTAATCAGGAATATCGAGAAGCCGACGGAGAAGGTATGCCGGAAACAATGGCGTTACCGGCGCCCGAAAATGTTGTTGATGCAGAATTTTCTGAAACGTCGGAAGACGACGATCAGCCGGACGAAAAAGGTTTTTTGGGGATTGACGGCGATGATGACGAAGCGGCTTAAACTGGTTATCGGCGGCGTTCCGGTTCCCAAAGGCCGACCGCGTTTTACCAAAGCGGGGGTTGCATACACCCCCGCGAAAACGCGTGATTATGAAAAACAGGCGGCAATTATCGCAGATATCGGCATGAGGGCGAACGGTTTAAAGATGTTTGAATGTCCCGTTACCGTTATGGCGACGGCATATATGCCGATCCCGAAATCGCTGTCTAAAAAAGACCGGGCGGCGGCGGTCGCCGGGGCGTTATTGCCGGCAAAGAAGCCGGATATTGACAATATCGCGAAAGCGGCGTTGGACGGCTTGAACGGGATTGTCTGGCGTGATGACGCGTTGATTACAGGATTGTCGGTCAAAAAGCTTTACTCTGAACGGCCCCGCCTTGAAATCGACGTCTACGCGGAGGCGATGATATGAGAAATTCTAAGAAATTATATAATTTCAATGGCGCTTCAGAACGCAGAGAGGGTGATTATTACCCGACGCCGGATTGGGTTGCAGACGCGCTACTTGACAACTGCAATAATGATTACCGCTTTCACGGAAATGTGTGGGAATGTGCTTGTGGTGACGGCAGGCTTGCAGAGCGTATCAAAGCAAAATGTCCGTTTGCGGAAGTGTATTCTTCCGATTTGTACAATCGTGGTTACGGGGAAAGCGGCGTTGATTTTTTGACAAGCCGGCGGGAGACCGACTGGATAATCACAAATCCACCCTTTGAGCTTGCTTTTGAATTTATGCTTCAAGCTAAAAAATTAGCAAAAAGCGGTTTTGCTTTTTTGTTGCCCATACGGTATATGACCGGCCAAAGAAGGGCGCGATTTTATCGCAAATATCCGCCAAGTCGAATTATTGTTATTCCTCGAAAAATTGACTTTCTCGGAACGGGTAACCCGAAAATGGAATTTGCTTGGTTTATGTGGGCCAAAGACCTTGAGAGAGAAACTAAAGTAATCTGGCACCTGCATGAAACAGAACAGCATGATTTATTCGCGGCTTAAATGGAGAAAGAACAATGTCAAATCAGTTTATGTTCTACAAAAATTTTTATGAAAACGTCCCGGAAGAACTTCGCAAAGAATATTGTTACGCTTTGGCGCGTTTCGTGTTTGACGGCGAATTGCCGGAAGATCCGATTATTAAAATGATGGTCAAACTGGTTGAGCCGTCTCTTTTTAACAAAGGCGGCGCGCCAGTCGGAAACAAAAATGCCAAAAAAACGGAAACAACCTCAAAAACAACCCTGGAAAACAACCCAGAAAAACAACCCGAAAAACAACCCGAAAAACAACCCGAAAAACAACCTCAAAAACAACCCGAAAAACAACCCCTTTATAAAACAGAAACGAAAACAGAAACAGAAACGAAAACAGAAACGGAATCTTTAGGGGCGCGAAACGACGCCCTCGGGCAGACAAAACGGGCTTGCCGTTTTGAAAACTCGGAATACTGTTTTGACAGCCTTCCTTATCGGTTTGTCGTAGAAGCTGAACGCATCGGCTACGGTGCGGTGGCAAATCAGGAATATCTCAACTTCCGCGACTACTGGATAGCGAAGTCCGGTAAAGACGCGACAAAAACCGACTGGCTTGCAACTTGGAGAAATTGGCTGCGTAATTCGTGCAAATATGGCAGTTCTGGAGGTGCCGCCGTCCGTACCGAAGCTGCCAGACGTGACGACCGTCCACCGGAAAAGCGCGTCGGAACACCGGAATGGTGTGCGGCAGAACGTGCAAAAATTGCACAAGATGAACGTGCAAAGAGGGAGAATTTGCTATGACGACATTGCAGACGGTTGCCGCTCTGGAAGAGTTCAGGGCACGTTACGGAGCGCCTTATTGGAGCGCGGAAAACGAGGATCAGGTTCTTCAAGACTGGGACAACGTTTTGAAGCGATACAGCGTCCTTGACGTTCGCACGGCTTGCGGGGAGCTTTGCGCTTTTGGAAAGTTGAAAACGTTTCCGACAATCGGGCATCTAGCCGCTTACCTGAAAAAAGGCTACCAGCCGGAAGACAATAGCAGGCCGGAAGAAACGAAAAAAAACACGTTCATGGACGAATTGGAACAATACCGTTCGCGCTGCATACGGGACGGCGTTGATGGGCGGTTGTGTTTGTCTTCGGACGTCGATGAGGCCATGCGCCGGACAATGGCAGACATTGATGCGGAATATCCACAGGATTTGCCCCGGATTGAAAGATCGGCTTCCGAGATAATCGGGCTGGGGCTGCGAAACAAGGTTTTTTGGGAAAAGCTGGAAATGTTTTTGCGATCGGTCACCGCCAAAAACGCAGCGTATGTTCCGACTGGCGATAACACTTTTGACCGCCGTTCAATTCCGACGAAATTCAGCTTTGATGAAACGATGAGGAAAACCGCATGAAAGACAACGCTGCCGAAGAATTGACGCAAGAGCCTTTGCCGCGGCCGATACGTGAGATCGAAAAAATGTTCGAGGCCGGACAGCTCGGAAGCGATCCGAAGATAGCCCGTTTTCGCTTGATAAATGGTTTGCGTTGGTACAATGACTGGGAATATTCAGGGCATAATCCGGATTTCCGTTCAGCCGGTAATCCGGTAAGCGGGGAAGCATATACTTCCGGCGACAGATGGACGGCCGTATGGAGAGAAATTCCGGCACATTGCAGGCGGTTTGCGGAATGGGTGTTAATTGAAGACAAAACTATTCGGGATTGGCAGAAACATTGTCCAATTTATAACCGGACGCGTCGGGAAAGAAACGTTTTGACGCGGACGCTTTGGGATATTCTGGACAAGATCGGCGAACGATACAAGCGGGGGTTCAAGGAAACAGAGCCTATGAGAAAAACCATTTGACACGGACTCGGCAGGTTTGCTATCGTTATATTGCGCTTCAAAAACGCAGTAAAGAACGGTCAGCACCCCGTCAGAGTGTCTTTTTTATGCCCGATTTTAAGTCGGGAGTGGTCTATCCGCAAGGACGACCGCACGTTTTCTTTACCGTGTTTTTGAGCTCCCGACGCCTTGCGGGTCAAGGCTTCCAATCAAAAAGGAAGTAAAGAAATGAATGATTTAGTTTTCGCCCAAAACGGACAAGTTTTAACCAATTCCCTGACAATTGCTAATGTTTTTGACAAACGGCATACAGACGTTATGCGTTCAATTAAATCTTTGGAAATCCCCGAAGATTTACGTCAGCGCAATTTTGCGCAGACGTTCAAAATCGTCAAAATGCCGAACGGAGCGCAACGCAAAGACCCCGTTTTCAATCTGACGAAAGACGGCTTTGTTCTGTTGGTAATGGGCTTTACAGGTAAAAAGGCGATGGAATTTAAAATCAAATACATTGAAGCCTTTAATGCGATGGAAAGGGCTTTATCTGAACGGAATGTCCCGGCATTGGACGCGAAAGTGATCGGCGAGATTGTTAAGAAGTATTTTTCAAAGGCTGTCCGGGAAGAGCTGGCAAATACCCGACAGAAACAACCCGAAATCAGCGAAGAAGAACGGTTTATTTTGGATAGCCTGCGGGCATACGCGAAAAGAAAGTATGAAGATGGAATGATTGCCGGCCTGCTTGAAGGAGCCTTTTCACAGAGCCAAAACAGCAAAAAAATACGCCAATGTTTTATGCACGCAATTCCAAAATCTAAAACCATTTAAAAAATACTAAACGAACCGACCAACCCGGCAGAGATAACTCTGCCGGAACAGGCGAAACAAGCTAAGGAAAAATACTTGAAGTTTACTGGTGTTTTCTTTGATTGAATTTTATTTGTAAAACTATCTTTTTAATGGTATATCAAATTTAATTGAATAAGTTTTTATACGAAAGGAAAAATAATGAAAAGTGAAGAATATGTTAAAAATGCATTGGCTCAAATGGGGGAGCTAGATACATTTGGTACACGTTCAGAGATAAAAGAATTGCCCAAAATATTACATGACGATGAAGAATTGTTATACATTACGTCTGGGGTAATGGACGGTAATACATGGCTTGTCGCGGCAACATCAGAACGTGTTATCTTTTTGGATAAAGGTCTGCTTTTCGGTATGAAACAAGTTGAAACGCCTCTTGAAAAAATAAACTCCATCGTTTATGAAACGGGTCTTTTTTTTGGAGGGATAAAAATTTATGACGGTTCTTCTTACATGATGGTCAAGCAGTGTCAAAAAAATACAGTTAAACCTTTCGTTGATGCTGTTAATATGGCGAAAAACCAGTTGAAAGAAAATCAAACATCTTCAAAAAATAATCTTGAAGAGTTGGAACGTCTTGCGAGTTTGAAAGAAAAAGGTGTTTTAAGCGAAGAAGAATTTCAAGCCGAAAAACAAAAATTGATGAATAAGAAAAAACTGACTGCGCAAGATTTTTCTAAAAATGCCCTTTCATCTTCTAATACGGATTCAAAATCTAAATCAAAAGTAAAAAATATATTATCTATTGTTTTCGGCTTTTTTATTATTATTTCGGTGATTCAATGCAAAGCCGAAAGCGACAGACAAAAAGCCATACAAAAAGCTCGTGAAAGAGCAGAAACAGAAGCCGCAGAAGCTCTAAAAGTCAAAACTCTTGAAAAAGGTGTTTATTGGAAATTCCCTGAAAATAAATATGCCGGAAGCAAAGAATATGTTGCTTGCGATACAAAAGAAAACTTTGAAAAATATATGGAAACTTTGCGAGGTGACACAAAAATAAATCATGTAAAAAATCTTGTTGAATCAAAGCGTTGTATCTTTTTAAAGAATTCTCTTGACTCAGACTATTTCATTAGAGTCGCCGCATTAAATAAAGACGGAACAAAAGTAACTCAAGTTCTAAAAGAGGATTTTTTCGGAAAAGAGAAAAAGTATTTTGTAGATATAACGCCCGATTTGAATGATTTAACCAAAAAACGGCCGTCAAGTGAAGAATATAAAAAGGTTGCAAAAATTATCAATGACTATAACCAAAACAAAAAAGGAAATGAGGTTTCTTTTGAAATGGCTCGTGTTTTTTGTAAAAGCAGAAAGCTTTTCCATGAAAGTTTTTTGACGGATAAATCGGAAGAATACGAAAACAGTGGAAAGTGTGTCCGTATAAAAAGCGGGACAAAGCTTCGTTATGAGGAAATGGACGATTATCTTGCAGGATATACCGTTCTTTCCGGTCCCTATAAGGGAATGAGACTTTACGGTTATCCGTAATTTTATCGGTTACTAATAGCGGCTTCCTCTTACGGAGGCCGCTTTTTTTATTGACAACATAATTTTTCTTTTTTAAACTGACGATATGTACAAGGGCGGAGTGTGTCTACTCCGCTTTTTTTTATGCCCGCAGTCCTTCTCCTTTCGTGCTGCGGGCATTTTCTTTGTGGGGCGTGAAAAATGGCGACGAAAACATCGACAAAAAAGCGTAAATCAAACGCGGGCCGCCCGACCGTTATGACGCATGATGTACTTGGAAAATTGGAACAGGCTTTTTCCATAGGTTGCACGGACGAAGAAGCCTGTATTTATGCGGATATTAAACCTGATAATCTTTACGAATACTGTCGAAAAAATCCCGAATTTTCCAAGAGAAAAGAGCAGCTTAAACGAAAGCCGATCTTAAAGGCAAAAAATACGATTATTTCAAACCTTGACGATCCGAAAATTGCGCAGTGGTATCTGGAACGGAAAAGCAAGGAAGAGTTCTCGTCGCGACAGGAATTGTCCGTCGAGGGTGAAGCGATCCAGCCGGTGTTTGTTCTGCAAGAGGTAGAAGCGAATGACCCAGACAATCCCGATCAAACTGGCGAAAAAGCATAGCTTTCTTATCAAAGAGGATTTTCGATACAAGGTTTTATACGGCGGACGCGGCGGTGCTAAATCATACGCGGCGGCTTTGGGTGTTCTTTGGCGGGCGGCCGAGAAGAAACGGAAGATATGTTGCGCCCGTATGTATCAAAACAGTATTGACGATTCCGTTTATTCCTTACTTGTTAAGCTGATTAACGATTTAGGCATTCGGTATTTGTTCGATGTTCAGAAAACGGAAATTGTCGCATATAACGGAAGCCGCATTTCCTTTAAAGGAATAGCCGTCAATATCCAGAATATGAAGTCAATGGAAGACTTCGACATCATCTGGATAGAGGAAGCGGTTTCGGTGTCGGAAGCGGCTTGGGATATTATACAGCCGACGTTTCGAAAAACGGGATCGGAAATCTGGCTGACGTTCAACCCCGAATGGGTAAAAGATGCAACATACCAGCGTTTCGTTATCAATCCGCCGCCAAATTGTAAATCGGTTCTTGTCAATTACTATGACAATCCGTGGTTCAATGATACGCTCCGCGCGGAAATGGAACACGACAAGGCGACGAATCGTGCGAAATATGAGCATATCTGGCTTGGGAAGCCTTATTCGGAAGGCGCGAACCTGATCCAGCTGTCGAAGTTTCAGCGCTACGAGAACGCGCCGGACGCTTTCCCGTATATATTCATTACTGCGGACACAGCTTTTTCAGAGAAGCAATCCGCGGACGGTTCTGCTTTCCTTTTGGTTGGCGTTTTAAACAAAAAAATATATCTGCTTGACGGATACTGGAAGCGTGTAACGTTTCCGGATTTGCGGCGTGATATGAAGTCATTTTATATGTCCGCAAAACAGCGGTTTCCGAATTTGTCAACGATCTGGATAGAAAACAAAGCGTCCGGCCAGTCTTTAATCCAGCAGTTACGCGAGGACGGTCTGCCGGTATCGGAGCTTTATCCGACGGTCAGGAATGCCGCGTTAAAGGCGGAACGAACGGCGGACAAATACACGCGTTTCCTTGAAATACAAGGCGAGATTGACAGCGAGCGGATTTATATACCGTCTTCTGCGGCGTGGTTAAACGAATTTACGACGCAGGCCGAAGCATTTACGGGCGGCAAGCAGGACGAACATGACGACTTTATCGACGCTATGATTTACGCGATCAAAAAGGCGTGTCAAGGAATAGAGGTTAATTGGGAGAAGGCTTTAGATGAGGCTTTTTAGATTGAAAAAGAAAAAGGCGGTTGTTCATGACGTCGTTAATATCGACTGGGAAGCCTTACTGTCAGAAAAAGACCCGCAGGAGATTGAGGAAGCGCGTTATGCGCTGGAGTGGTTTTTCGATGGCATTTTTAAAGAACCGGAAACAAACGCAACGATCAGACTGACGCAGGGTGCGAATGATTTTGGCGCGATTCGCGGCTTTAAAGCGTATAATGCGCATAAGGACAATGTTCAAAACTGGGCTTCTTTGGCTAAAGCAAGCAAACTGCGCGCTTTCAATCAATGGGTGAACACGCCCCAGTCCGTCAACGCGGGATTCTCCAACGCACAATTATCGTATTATCTGTTTCAGGTCGTGAATTACTACGATTGCATGACACAGGCGCAAGATCCGCTCATGTCTAAGGTTCTTTCCATTCTGTCCGAAACGCCGTTTTCAAAGGGCGGCGAAATCAATAACATGGATAAGAAAAAAGCTGAGAAGATTCTGCAAGAAGCGGAAAAGGTTTGCTTACGCGAAAAGTTTATCGCCGCACTTCGGTCGCAGTATGCTCTGGGCGGGTGTTTGCTTTATTTGCAAACGGACGACGAAGACTTGTCTGAACCGTTGGATTTAACGACCTATGACGTGCGGAAAATCAAGGACTTCATTCATATTGACCCGATCAATCTGGCGGCCGTTTACGTCAACACGTCCGAACCGGCAAAAGCGGATTATATGCAGCCCTCTATGTGGTATGTCGTCGGTCTTGGTAATGTTCACGCCAGTCGTTTCTTAAAGTTCGAGGATAACGTGCCGGAATTGCTTATGCGGCCGCTGACGCTTTACTTTGGAACGCCGCTGACGAACCTGATAAAGCAGGATATTGCAAACAGCAATCTGGCGACGCAGGGCTTGGCAAACTTAATAAACCGTTGCCGGTATCTGTTTTTGAGGACGGACGATCAGTCCTATACAACTGGGAACGTCCGCCAGTTCAACGCTCGCTTGCGTGTTATGTCCAAACAGCAGGACAATTTTATGGTAACGCCGATCAAAACGACTGAGGAAGTTTTACAACAGGTAACGTCTTTGGCGGGATTTGCCGAAACGGCAGAATTTTTCTATCAGGTGATTTCTGCGAAAACGTGCATTCCTATGACGGAACTTATGGGAACGTCAGCCAAAGGCATGGATGCGACTGGAGAAGGCGACCGGAAAAGCTGGTACGACCGTGTCGAAGTAATCCGCCAGACGTTTATCCGTCAATGGAATGTCGCACTCGGCATTATTGCGGGGCAAGAAGACGGCAAGTTCAAAGAGATTAATTATCGCTTCAACCTTATGGATACGCCGACAATGCGCGAAGCCGCCGAGATCAACAAAGCGACGCTTGAAGTGGCAAAGGCTTTGATTGAAGTCGGTGCTGATCAGAAAGAAGTTTTCGACTGGTTAAAGAAAAACGAGGTTCTGGGAATTTCCGCCGTTAATTTTGACGCCGAAAAGTTTGAGGAAAACCCGTTCGACGATACGGACGAAACCGAAACTGATTTTTCATCTTTAAACGAATGGGACGAAAGCAAACATTCCAGAGGTAAAGACGGAAAATTCGGGAAAGGCGGTCATTCCAGCGAAAGCAAAAGTCAAAAAGAAACTTCTGACGTTCCTTCTGAATGGGGAAAATCGTATTCTGAATTTTCAGGGAAGCCGAAAGAAGCGATTGAAAAGCTTATGTCTGAAAAATCGGGTTATGTTCCAGCCGCTTTTCATAAGGAAGGTATAGGGGACATAGATCTTGTTTATGGCGAAGGCGGCCCGACTGGTTACGGTTTAGCGCATATTTCTGAGAAACATGGAGAGGAAATTTTAAAAGAAATTCCTTCCGTGATCGAAAAAGGCTCTGTCGATAATAAGCATAAAAAATTCGGTAGGGTTTACATTAAATCAGATGATAAAAAAATAATTGTTCGTCTTGATTGGAATGGAACATCTAAGAGTTGGTTGGCATCTGCTTTTATTGAAGAAAAAACCCCCTAGAATATTAGGGGGTTAATTCATAAGGTGAGTATGGCAAGTTTTATGCAAAACCATATCTACGCAACGTAAGCCTACGTTTCAGTCGTCTTATGTTGGGAGCTTACACTTTTATTATAAGTTTTTTCCGCTTTTTTTTCAAGAGGTGTTTTAAATGACTATGACGCGAAAAAAAGCGGCGTGGTATAACGCGCGGGCAAAGTCTTTGGGCGGTTACGCGACGGCAAGCGCGGTCAATAAAAACAAGTCGGCGGATATCTATTACAGAGATTCCGCCGATTTGCTTATGTTACGTTTTCTGGAAGCGTTGGAACGAGACTTAAAGCGGCATTACAAAGCTGTTTACACGCAGAACGCGGCACCGGAAAAGCCGGTTAAAAGCGTTTCCGCAGTTAGTTCGGTTCTTTCAAAATGGAAAGGAAAACAGCTTGACATTTTTACGGAGGGGGCGGAGCGGATCGTCTTTAAATACGTCGGAAAACTATCCCGTATTTGCAAGAAAAACGTCGGTGCGGTCTTGGAACGCTTTTACGGCAAAAAACTTGCGATCAATTTTGACGGAGCGAAATACAACGACATTTTAAAGCTGATCGTCAAGCGTAATGTTTCGCTTTTGCGGAATACGGCTGAGCAGACGATTAACAATGTCGAAAACATCGTCACGGACGCGATGACGACCGGGCAAGGCTGGGCTGATATTACGGACGCTTTAAAGACGCAAAAGGACATTGCCGCAAACCGTATAAAGCGAATTGCCCGAGATCAGACGGCAAAAGCGACGGAAGCTATTAACGTTATTTCGCAAAGAGCTGCCGGAGCAGAGTTCTTTGAGTGGCGCACTTCCAAAGACGAGCGTGTTTCCACCGGTTACGGCGGACACAAACAGCTTGACGGTAAGATTTACCGATACGACGAACCGGAACGTTACCCAGTTATTGACAGTTACGGGCATAGAGGTCTGCCTGCCCAGCGCGTTAATTGCCGTTGTACGACTTTGAGCGTCTGGATCATGGACGGATATCATGCTGAATGGTCGGCGGCAGATGAATGTTATCGAATAGTGAGGGATTAGTTATGTTTTACCGGACGAGAATAAATAACGAGCCGTCAAAGCGTCATTATGATCAGAATGGCTTTTTATTTGTTGACGAAAGTCCCGTTATGTCAACGGACGTTCTTGAATATCTGGGCTCCGAATTAACCGGTTCTGATAAGCCGCAGGATGTTTGCGGCGTCATAGTTGAACCGGATAAAATTTATAAGGTTCGCGTTCCTCAAGACGAACTGGAAAAGGCGGCGCATACGTTTGAGCTGTTGCCTTTGGTTAACGGTCATCAATGGTTATCCGGCAGCGGATCAGACGGAGACGCTCGAAAATATCAGGAAGGAACAACTGGAGAACGGGCGGAAGTCAAAGACGGAAAGCTTTTTGTTCCGCTTAAATTCACTGGGAAAGAAATTTTGCAACGCCTGAAAGACGGTGTTGAGGAACTGTCCGCAAGCTACGAACACAGCTTGCGCCGCGATGACAGCGGGAAAGCGGATTTTGTCGCTTTCGACCTTACGGGTAATCATATCGCGCTTGTTGAACACGGCCGGTGTGGTTCTGGTGTTCGTGTGTTTAACAGGGAGATAAAGATGAAAGCAAAGAATGAAATCTTTCTTGTTGTTGACGGCAAAAAGGTCGATTTAGCGAGATTTTTGGCCGAGGAACAAAAGGAAGGGGAACATGACGATTCAATCAGCGATAACGCTTTAGATCGTCGCGAAATTATTCGTGAAATTATGGCTATCGCCGCCAAGCCTGCCGAAGAATTTAAAGGTGGGGAGGAAGAACGCGAAAGAACAATCGCAGGACTGGCTGAAAAGTTGGCCTACGAAGACGACGGAAAAGAAACGGATAACGAAGAAAAGACCTGTTCTGAAAACGAAGATGAAATCGACGTTAAGGAAAAAAAGGACGAAGACGGTTCCGAAGAAGAGGAAGCAAAAATTAAAGCCTCTAACGCCGCCGCTCTTGTTGCGGCTATGCGTGCCGATATTGCCAAGCAGGAAGCCGCCAAACGTCGTGCTTACAATGAAGCTGTTGCCCTGATTGGCGAGGATTTTAACGCCGTGGGAATGTCCGAAGCGGAAATTCTGAAAACCGCACTCGTCAAAAAGGGCGTTGCTGTTTCCAATGAAAGTATTGCGGAAATGCGGTCAATGATTAAGGCCGTCAAGACGATCCGCGTTGACAATCATTTTGCGCCTTCCGTGGATACTGCCGCGAAAGACGAAGTCCAAATCAACATTTAAGGAGAAAAAACATGGCTTTTCAGTCGAAGGTTTACGTTGAACAGGGGTTGGGACGTCCCGGAACTATTTCCCGAATGAATCCTTTTCCCAATCATCTGCCTTATATTGCCGAAGGGAACAACGTTTATGCCGGCAATTTTGCGTTTGAAGGGACTGCGTCGGGACAGATCGTCGGCACCAAAGCCGGGGCAACTTCTGCACTCGGCGTCGTTATTTTCAGCCGTATGCAGTCCGCCGTCACTTCCGGTGACAGCTTGCAGATTCGTGAAGGTGAAGAAGTGGCCGTCCTGTTGTCCGGTTGCGCTTATATTCCCGCCGTCGGCGCGGCGAATAAAGACGATCATGTCTGCGTCAATCCGGCAACGGGCGAAATCACTTTCGCGGCGGTAACGACAACGCCGGGAACAGGCGCTCTGTCCGGTTCGATTGACGTTACGCAGGGAACGGTTTCCGGAGATGCAACCGTCGGTGTCGCCGCCGCTTTTGGTGCCGATGCCAAAGCGGACGTTGGAACTTCCTCAGGGGTTCCGGAGGGAATGATTGACACGGGGTGGACTGTTTATACCCCGGCTGTCGCAGGGCAGACTTGTGAAATTATTAAGATTTAAGGAGAATTTTTAAAATGAAATTCAAAGTAAATAACGCTCTGTCCGTGGGACATGCGTCCAATGCGGAATTTTACAGAGCAATGAACGAAAAAGGCGTCCTGCGTGTTTTCAATGAAGCGGTAACGACGCCGAACATTCAGTTGCCTGCCGGCGCTTTAATGTATATTCGTCCGAAAGCCGTCGAGATTTTGACAGCACCGGAAGCAGCGGACAAGATTGCCGCTCCGCAGAAAAACGGCAATTGGGGCGACGAAATCGTCAATATCAAGGTTAAAGAATACCTGGGACACACTTCCCCCGATGACGGCGAAGATGACGACGGTTTGTTGTCCGGCGTGAACTATTCTAACGTACAGCGCGGCGTGTATTGTTACCGTTCCGGCTGGCGCGTTAATGATCGCGAAGAAGCAACGGTTGGCGCTTTGCAGGAAAATGCCCGTGCAAACAAAGTTGAAGCGGCTATGCGTGCTTTGCGTATCGACAGAAACCTGTTTTTCTTAAAAGGCGTTTTATTTAAAGGTTTGGCCGCTCCGATTTACGGATATTTGAACGATCCGTCTTTGTCAGCTTATATTACCGTTGCGGCCGGCGCTTCCGGTGACACGGAATGGTCAGAAAAAACGCCGGAAGAAATCTCGAACGACATTACTGACGCTTGGGCGCAGTTGAATACGCAGTCAAACGGTTTGGCGGCTGAAATGCTGTCGAAAGGAAAAAGACTGAAACTGTTCTTGTCTCCGGCTTCGGAAGCGTTGTTTAAACGCGTAAACGGTTACGGATTGTCTGCCTATAAGGCGGTCAACGAAAATTATCCCGGCATTGAAGTTGTCGCCGTTCCTCAGATGGCTGGCGCAAACAGCGGTGCGAACGTCTTTTATCTGTCAATTGACACTGATGGCAACGACACCGTCTTAAACAGCTATGTCGAAATGGCGCGTGCTTATCCGATTTTTCAGAAAGATGGCGTTTTAAGCCAGAAAATCAGTGCGGCGACTTCCGGGTGTGTTGTCCAGTATCCGATGTTTGTTGTTCGGTATACAGGCATTTAATAACGGAAAATAACAAAAAAGGGACGGATTTTATTTCGTCCCTTTTTTAACATTAAAAGGAGCGTAGATAAATGATCGTAACAAGCAAATCTTTCACGGACACGGCCTTTAAAACGCCGTTCGGACTGGTTGTAATTAAAGGACAGGGGGTACTGAACAACATACCGGACAAGGTCTGGGATCACATTTATGCCCGCTGGCAAAAGTTTATTGACAAGAACACTTTTTCAGACAAAAACCCTGCGGGATTTTTTGTTTTGAAAAAAGAACGGGCTTCTGCAAAAGCGCAAACAGAAGAATTGAAAGTCAATGATGGAAAGGACGGCGGTGCGCCTTTGACAAAAGAAGAAGCGCTGACTGTCGAATTTGACGGCATGACGCGTAAAGAATTGATTGCCCACGCCAAAGCGGAAGGAATTAAATTCAGTGCAACGATGAAGCGTGAGGCTTTATTGGCTTTGATTAAAAAAGAAGAAGCAAAGAAATGACGATAATTTCCCCTACCATTGAGAATTTCAATGCCATGTTTCCCGATATGGCTAAGCTGAACTTGACGCAGACGGATTTGGACAATGTTCAGTCGCGCGTCATCGGTTACATTTCCAACGTGTTGGGGGAAATCAATTTGACGCCGGCGCTGCAAACCGAAGGCGTCTATCTGGCGACCGCCCATATTTTGTTTCTGTTGCATAATCCAGCCAAGACGGGCGGTAGGTTGACGAGCGCAACGGAAGGAAGCGTATCTGCCGGCTTTCAATCCGTTCCAATCTCGACAATACGCGACTGGTCCCTGTCAAGATCAGAGTATGGCTTAGAGCTTATTCAGATTCTTCAACAGGTCCAGCCGCCTTTGCCGCAAAAGGACTGTTGTCCGTTTCCTTATTATGGAGGAACGTATGGCTGACGTCGAGGTGTTGATTGATATTTCAGAAATCGACGAGATGCTTTCGGGTATGGAAAAGCAGTTAAGCGGCGATAAAGACGCCGTCAAAGCGGGATATTTTGAAGGGAAAAAATATCCGAACGGCTTTGAATTGGCTTTGAACGCGCTTGTTCAGGAATACGGGACAATCGACAACGGCGGCTTTATCCCGCCGCGTCCGTTCTTGTCACTCGCAATTGAAAAGAACGAGGCGAAATGGCTTCGGATTTTTGAAACTGAACTGAACCGTGGGCGAACGAAAGAAAAGGCTCTGGCGCGCGTCGGCGAGGAAATGCGAAACGATATCATTCGATCTATTGACTCAAACATAAGTCCTGCAAATAAGCCTTCTACAATACGTCAGAAAGGGAGCAGTCATACGCTTATCGATACTGGAACGCTTAAACGATCTACGGCAACAGAGGTATTCAAGAATGATGGGACTTAATTTGCACGAAGCGGTCGGCGATGCGCTGGCGGATATTAACCCGTGGCAGACGCTTACGTTCACGAAGACGAAGACGGAATGGACTCCGGCGGCCCGCATTCCGACGGAAATGACGGAAACGATCACGCTTCAAGGCAAGCTACAACCGGCTGACTTGCAGGATGTTCAAAAGCTCGGCTTTGACGTCAATTCTTACCAGTATTTCAGAGTGTTTATATCTGCTGATATTACGCAGATTGACCGTTTGCGGCAGTTAGGCGCGGACGTTTTCACAACGCCGGACGGTTTAACTTACAGAATGACGGCTAAAAGTGACTGGATCCAGAACGGCTGGCGTGAGGGATACTGTTATTTAGAGGACGCCGCGGCATGAACAGACAGGCTATTTTCGATTATTTACAGGAAAACGTTCCGGCAGGTATTCAATTCGTTGATCCTTATTTATCGGCCGTTCCCTTGCCGAAAGGTGATTTTGTGAGCATGAACATTTTGCCCGTCGCTGATGTCGGCAATTCGCAAACTCGGACAAGTGCCTATGACGCTGAAACGCAAACGGTCACGACCGAATATTCGCAAGAACGGATTTACACGGTTCAATTTGATTGTTTCGGAGCAAACGCTCTGAACACAGCACTGAATCTGAAACAAACGCTTAAAGATTTCTTTTTCAATACCTCGCCGACGCTCTTTAATTTAAAGGACGTGACGGACATTGAAAACAACACCGACCTTTTGCCGGATAAAAAATACATGGAACGCTACACGTTCAGAATGTCTTTTTACATCATCGACAAAAGGACGGAACCCAACCAGCCGGCACTTGAAAGCGCGCAAACAACGCTGGTTGATATTGCGCATTAATTTAAATGGAGAACCAGACAAATGAGTATTCCTTTTTACATTGTTGCACCGACAACGGCAACGGTTGTAAAACCCGCTTTCACGGCTGAAAAACAGCACATGATTTTGGCGGTAAAGAATGACCTTATACCGACATCGTTGCCTTTTCTGGAATTTACCAGCGCGGCCGATTATGCCCTGTCTTTCGGTCAAGACGAAACATATCAGGCGCTTGTAAAATATTTCGGTTTTTTATCCAAGAGCGGTACGGCACCGGAAAAAGCCGTTATTTTCCGCTGGTATAACGAAGACACAGCGCCTTTTGCTGTCGGCTCTAACTTGCCTGAAACGGCACTTTCTTCTTTGAAAGTCGTTACGGATGGAAGCATTAAAGTTACATTGAATGGTACGTCTTACGACGTAACCGGCCTTGATTTTTCAGCGCAAACGTCGTTGTCGGGAATCGCCTCAGTTATTCAGGAAGGAATCCGAAAAAATGAAAGCGGTGGAACGGCTTTTACTTCCGCGATTGTTACATATTCTTCAATCACCGGCGGCTTTGTTATTACCGGCGGAGAAGCAGGAAAAACGGCATCAATCGGCGCTTTTTCAGATACTGCTTCAGGTACGTCTATCCTTTCCGCCGCCGGCTTGGAAAATGCAGTTTTATCGCAGGGCGTTTCTTCCGAAACATTCGCCGATTTGTTCAACAGAATCATGGACGCAAATCCAGCCGGTTTTTCGATTACAACGGCTGAAACCGTTACCGAACAGGACATGGAAACGACCGCGGCTTTGTTACAGCAAATTGTTGAAGAACAGACACTTTATACTAACAAAAAACTTGTTTTCAATTTTTCTGATTTGGCGGCCTTAAACACCTTTTCGGCCTTCGTTAAAAATAACAGCTACACCGGTATTACGCTGACTTACGATCCGAACGGCGAAAACGTAAACGTTTTAGATTGCGCGATTACGGCATCGACAGATTACGAAGCGGAAAACGGGACGAAAAACTATAATTTCCAGCCTGCCGTCGGTTATACGTCCGTCACGGATTACGGAACCGTCACGGAATATCAGGACGGACAGACAAATCTGGGGACGTACAACGCTTTGAACGCTGCAGGTGCTTGCTTCGTCTATTCGATAGGGTACGGCACGCAAAAACAGACGTTCTACGGAACAGGCGTTATGCTCGGTTCTTTCGGAACGGAAGACGTTCAGGCAAATCAAGCTGGGCTGGAAAGCTATCTGCAGCTTGCCGTCGTGAATGGTTTGGCGGCTGTTGAAAAACTGAAACTGCAAGGAACGGACGCGGTCAATGCTTTATCCGGTATTGTCGATCCGGCGTTTAAGCAGTTCCAGAAAAACGGTGCGATTGCGTACAACGGAAGCCTTTCCGATACGGATAAACTGACGATCGTCCAGAACTTCGGATCTTCCGACGTTGCAGATGCTGTTGAGCAGAACGGATATTACTTTGTCGTAGAAGATTTGACAGCTGAAGACATTGCGGCGCGGAAACGTCGTATCCGGTACGCCTATATTGCGGGCGGTGTGGTCAACAAAGTCGTGTTCAACGCGGCTATTTACGGAGCATAAGAAAATGGCTTACGAAAATATTCAAAATGCTGAAAACGGCTTTTCGACAATTAAAGGGTCGTTTACGGCGCTTCCTTTATTTGCGTTCTTTGCGCTCGAAGGTGTCGCCGCAGACGGTATTCAATGGGACGATGTCGAAAATAAAACTTTCGACATAGGCGCCGACGGATTAACGACGAAAAACACGAAGCCTGTTCTTTATACCGGCACCGTCAATCTGAAACCGAACTCGTCAACGCGTAAATACTTTGACGCGATCATCGCCGCGACGGGCGTTTCTTTCGGGAAAACTCCGACAAGCGTTGAGTTGACCTTCACGGAAACAAACGCTTTGACCGGCGAAAAAACGATCTATTCCGGCGGTGACATTACATCCGCACCGGCCGGCAATAGCGCGAATCTGAACGACGGGCAGGCAAACAAGGCTTACAAGGTGACCTTTACCAGTAAGACGGTTCTGCCGTTATAAAACCTTTCGGACGGATAGGGAAAACCCGACAAAGCCGAACGCTCCGGCTTTCCGTCCGATTTTTTTTTGGAGATTAAAAAAATGGAAATTCAAAAAACAAAAATTGTTTCTGTCGTCGATTTTTCCGGCGAGAAATTCTTTAAAATCCGCCTTTTCAATGTCATGGAAGGCTTGGACTTTGCCGATAAAATTGCCGGAAGCGTCGCGAATTTTATGAACGATAAAAGTTTTTCGGTCAAATCGTATCTGGCCGATCTGATCCCGCTTGCTGTCCCTATGGACGTTAGCGGTAAAGAGGTTGTATGGCCCGAACGGACGGCGTTTTCCTTGAACGATGCTGCGGTTATGTTTGAAAATCCCGTTGCTTTGCTTGACTTAGGGGCGCAAATCTTGGAGTTCCAGCAGGTTTTTTTTCAAAACTCCGCGCTCTTCCAAACATTCAAAGAAACACTAGGCAAGAACTTTCGTACGCCCCGTTCGGCATAAGGAACGAAATCGGCAACATTTTGCGCGATGAAGTAACGATAACAGAGCTTCAAAAGATGGATTTGGCTGATTTTTACACCGTCAGCGTTGTCAAACTGGTTCGTATCAATAACGAATTAGCCGAATATAACAGAGGGATAAAACGAAATGGCTATTAAACAGGCAGTCATTAACTTTGTTGCGAACACGCAGGCGGCAAAGCGTCAAATCCAAGACTTTAAGAGCAATTTTAAAGCCGCCACCAAAGAAATGGGCGACACTTTTATCGGGAAGTTTGGCGCGATCGGCGCGGCGTTCGGCGGGTTTCAAGCGGTTAAAGATGTTTTTAATCAAACGCAAAAACTTTCAAACTTTTCAAAAACCTTTTCCGTTCCGGTAGAAGAAGTCAGTAAATTTTCAAACGTTTTGTCGATGTTTGGAGGTTCTTCTGACGAAGCCATTGGCGACTTACAGAAAATTCAACAGGCAATCGTTGATTTTAAAACGACAGGCGGCGGGGCTTTGAAAACGGTCGCGGCACAGGTCGGATTATCTTTGCAAAACACGGACGGATCTATAAAAAATTCCATTCAGGTTATTGAAAGTTTACGTCAAAAATTCAAAGGACTGTCTGAATCCGCGCAATTGAAGGTTTCGCAGGAATTAGGACTTGCAGATCCGGCTACTTTACAGATGCTTAGAGCTTCTGATGAAGAATATGAAAAAATAACGGAAGATGCTTCAAAAATGAACGTCGTTAATCAAACGACGGCAGACCGTGTGCAAAAGATGACACGCATTCTGGCTACTTTGAAAAATCAATGGTATGGCATAGGCGTCCAGGTGATGGAGCTTGTATTGCCCGCGGTTAAATATGTAACGCAAGCTATGGAGTGGTTTAACAGGCAAGGTGAGGGAACAAAAAATATTATCGTAGGGATTACAGCGGCGCTGGTGGCGATAAAGCCGGCGGCGGACGTATTTAAATTTATGTCCGGCGGCGTTAAAGCTTTGATTGCTCCATTGAAGCTCGTTTTCGGTTTAATGGCCACGAATCCTATCTTGGCGACAATATCTTTAATTGTGTTGGGCATCGCTTATTTTGACGAAATTACCGCGGCTTTAGATAATTTCTTGAGTAGAGGAACGCCTTTTTCAAAATTTTGCAAAGGCGTCGTTGAAAACTTAAAGCTGATTATGAAGCCTTTGTCGTGGGTCTCTGAGGGTATTGGCTGGCTTGCTGCAAAGTTTTCCGGCGGCGGAAAAGCGGAATTGACCGAAGAACAAAAGGCGGCGCGTAAGGCCTTTATGGAAACGGGTGCTTTACCGGAAGTTATGCCGACGACGGCGCAGAATCAAGCGGCGCGGGAAGCAAACACGTTTAATAATTCCACAACCACAACGACGAACACAAAAAGCGTTGTCAATAATCAGACGTTTAATTTTAACGGTATTGGAGAAGATGTAACGACAGAGCTTCAAAATGTAATCAGGCAAAATACATCTGGCGTGGGGGCATAATGGCAACAACATATCTTGATACACTTAGGGAATTGATTCCGTTCTTTAAGCAATATGCGATATTTTATGTTTCCGACATTAACCCGAAAGGGGAAATTGTTTTAGCTTTTGATGCAATCCAAGAAGCTAATTTTAAAGCCGAAACGGCGATGACAAGCTATCCGACGGAGAACAATCAGGAAAGAACGGACGGAAAATATAAGCAGCCGTCCGTTTTGACGGTTCGGGGTATTATTCAAAAAAATTCCGTTACTGGCAGTGCTGGTTCGGCGTTCGGTTTAAATCTTTTTCAAAAGACTAAAAACGAACTTGAAAAGTTTTTGAACGTTATCTGCCGCCTTGATATTCAAACTAAAAACGGATTTTACAAAAATTATTCGTTAATTAGTTATGAAATACCGGAAAATTTAGATAACTACTCGTATTTTGAAGTGTTGATGACCTTTAAAGAAAATCTGATTCCTGCCGCGGACCAAATGATTGTTAAAAACATTTCAGACTTGAATACGATGGTCAGCGGTTGGTTGTCAAAGGTAGGTTTGTAATGGCTCTTTTTCAAATAAATCTGCCGAAAGTTCCAAACGGGACAGGCTCTTTTGATTTAGACGAAGTACCGATTGACTTTACATGGCGGACGTTAAAGAACGGGAATCTTGTATGTGACATTGCCATTGACGGAGAAACGACCGTCGCCGGCCGTTCCTGTGTGAATCTTTCCCCGCTTTTGCTGATTTGTCCGTTTCCCTCGGGCGTCGGTAACCTTTATTTTATGGACAAGTACGGGAACGAGGATCCGACGTATGAAAATTTTAACGATCGCTTTGCGCTTGTATATGACGATGCTTACGATTTTGAAAAGGTTTGAGAAATGCGTGAAATTCCATGGTCTATTCCGCGGCGTTATTTGCGCCTGCGATTATTCGACGGCCGCAAAACGCTTTCCGAAAGGCGTGTTTTATCGAATCTTGATGAACGGTTTAAAGTCAGCGGAAATATATCGGCAAGCGTCAGCGGAGCAGCCTCGGAAGCTAACATAACGATCGGCGGCCTTAAGCGCGATACCATGGTCTTTCTGGCGACAAACTTTTCAACGTGGACAAAGAATCAAATACAGAACGAAGTCAATCTTGACATCGGATATGATAATAATCACGCCATTATGTTTGTCGGCAGCATTATTGACGCGGTCCCGAAAATGGACACTCAAGATTACAGCATACAGCTTAAATGCCTGTCGCAGTTCCCGAAGATGCTTAACGATTTGCAGTCTTTGTCTTTTTTTGGAAATGTAACGGTTGCGCAAATCGCGAAAAATATAGCGTCAATTCTCGGGTATACTTTGAGAATAACAAACGCAGCGTCTGTTTTCACCGTAAACAATTATTCTTTATCAAACCAACCGCTTCAAAATCATCTTCGGTATTTGTCCGAATTGACCGGATTACAGGCTTACATTGAACAAGATACTGTTATTGTCAAAAAGAGGAACGAAACCTTACGTGTTCCGACCCGGTATAAAATTGACAGTAATAATATGATCGGAGCACCGCGCCCGACGAACAGTGGCACAGTGGTTAAGGTTAAACTTGATCCGCGTTTACGGACTGGCATCGAAGCGGTTTTAAATTCGCAAAAATTCCCGACACTTAACGACGGAGAATACAGTATCGCGACGATTGGAACGGTGTTCGATACGCGCGGGAATGACTGGTATAATGAATTGACGCTTATGCGAAAGGATATTTATACGTTATGAGCAACGTTCCGAATTATGATCCGTCGAAGCTGGACACGCTTTACGGTATTTTCAGGCAGATAATCAAAAGTTATCTGACCGACAATGTAGATACGGCGTCTATTGTTACCGTGCAGGCCGTCAATGAAGACGGGAGCTTAAACGTCTTGCCCGTTTTAAATCAGCTTACGACGACGGGCGAAATTTTAAAAAATGCTGAGGTCGCAAACGTGCGGCCTTTTTATTTTGTCGGCGGTGGCTGCGAAATATCTTTTCCGATCGCCGCGGGTGATTACGGTCTTTTGATCGCGTGCAAATTCGACGGTTCGGATTATATGCAGACGCATATCTCTGCGGACGTTTCGTCTTTCCGCCAGTTTGATAATTCCAACGGTGTTTTTTTGCCGTTCGACTTTTTTCCGTCTGCAAAAACAGGCGTGACGATCAAGAAAACGACGGAAAACGCAACGGATAGTATCGTCATGGAAAACGACGCGATAACGATCACCCACGCAGGGGCAAAAAACGTCACTCTGACGATTTCGGACAGCGGTTTAACGATAACAACGGACGCGCCTTTGTCGGTCACGGCGGACAGCGCAACGGTCACGGCAAGCGGAACTGCAACGATTACGGCGGCGACCGTCAATCTGGGTGGAGAAGGTGGGTCTGGCGTTGCCCGGATCGGAGATACCGTAAATTTAAGTACAGGCCTGATTACAGGCGGTTCGGGAAAGGTATTTGCGGCATGATTACAATTCAGACAGATGATAAAGGAATTGTCGTTAAAAACGGCGATATTCAACTTTTGACGGGCATTGAAGCGTTGGCTCAGGACGTGCAATCCCGCGTTTTATTTAATCAGGGTGAAAACCCTTATGATCAGTCAGAGGGCATTAACTATGACGGCGATGTGTTCGGCAAATTCGGCGGAGAGGAATTTTTGAGAAATATTTATGCGGAAGTAATTGGAAATTCCTCTGAAATTACTTCCGTTCAAAACATAACATTTTCGCGAAAAGACGGCGTCATGACCGTCAATGCAACATGCGATACGATCTTTGGAGAAGTAAATGTCTAATCCTTATTTTACAGTGAATGAAAGTGGCGTTTTTACAGTAGATACGTCCACGGTAAAGGCAGCTGTGGAACAGGCTTATAAAAATGCTTTAGGCGAACAGTTAAACGTAAACGACGGCGTGCAAAAACAGCTTATTTTAAACGATACTGAAACGGTCACGCAGTTTATGCAGGACGCTTGTGAATTGCTAAACAGCACAAATATTTTTTTTTCTAAAGGTTCCGCATTGGACGCGACGGCGAGCCGCTTCGGCTATTACCGAAAAACAAACACTCATACGGTCGTTTCAGCAACATTAACGGGAAGCGAGGGGACGGTTGTTTCGGCGGGATCTTTGGCGTCTGACGGGACAAATCAGTTTTCTTTATTGGAAAGCATCGTTATCCCCCAAAGCGGAACTGTTGAAGCAGAGTTTCAGGCGACGGTAAGCGGAGCCATTCAATGTTTGGCAGGAACTTTGACGCAAATTGTAACTGTTATTCCGGGGTGGGATAGCGTCAACAATGAAAACGCCGGAATCGAAGGTTTTGCAAGTGAAAGCGATAACATTTTCCGTCAGAGGATTTTAAACACTTTGCTTCAAATGCGCTCCAAAACTTTGCTTGGTTCGATCGCGGCGAATGTCGGACAGGTTCAAAACGTTTTGTCGGTAAAAGTTTTGGAAAATCCTGTAAACGCAACGAATACGATAGAGGGCGTTTTAATGACGCCTTATTCAATTTTCGTTGCTGTTTTAGGCGGATTAGCTTCCGAAATTGCTTATGCTTTGGCCCATACAAAGACGCTTGGCTGCCCTATGGTCGGGAATACGACGGCAACTTATTACGATCCGATCGCTCAGTACAACAACAATTACCAGATTTGCCGACCTATAGTCGTTCCGGTAAATGTTCAAATAACGTATTCGACGGTAAACGCTCCGTCAAACATTCAAGACATTTTAAAGAACACGCTTTTGGCTTATCTGGCAGAAAACATGTTTCAGATCGGACAGACAGTTTCGTCGTTTTATATTAATCAGGCCTTCTCAAACTTTCTTTTCGCTCAAATTCTGTCTGTAAAGGTCAAATTGACGGAAGGATCTGATTTTGAGGATTATGCAGCGATTAACGCTGATCAAATAGCGCAACTGACAGCTGAGAACATTTCATTCGTCGAGGTCGCGCCATGACATATTCGGATATTTCTTTAAACGTACTGGAGCGCCAGTACGGATACACGAACATCGCAAAGTTAATGCAGGAACGGGCGGCTGTTTTAGATAATTTTCTGGGCGATATAGTTCATGATTTTACCGAACAGTTTTTCAACATTGACACCTGTACGTCAGAGGCCTTGGATAATTACTGGGGAAAACTGCTGAACATTACGCGCGTTTTCACCGACAGCGAAAATGTAACTTATACGCTGACGGACGACGAGTTTCGGGAGGTAATCAAAATTAAGCTATTCAACTGGGACGGTTCTCTCGTTTCACTGAATGAGTTTTTTAGAAACATTTTTGCTGAACGCGGTTCGTTTTTTGCCGTCGACACGCAAGACATGACAATGATTAAGTTTGTTATCGGCTTTGATTTAACTGATAACGAAAAAGCATTATTCACAAAGTTTGATATCTTTCCTCGTCCCGCGGGTGTCGGTTCAAGGGTTCAGTTAATCCCTTCAGAACAAAAATATTTCAGCATTGGTTCGTATGACGATTATACGGAATCTCCAATCGCTGTTGGTTTCGGCACTTACGATAACGGTAATCCTACCGGAAATGGGAAATTTGCAACTTACAACGATAACATTTAAGGACGATCACGATGGCACGATTTTTAAACAAAATTTTCGCGGGAAATTCCTTGAACTCGGGACAATTCGGCTCTTTTTCTGCAGGTACAAAAGTTCTGTCAACAGACCCTGCAACTTTATCTGCACTTCCTGCTTATGAACAAGGTTGGTCCGCTGCTACCGACAGTTTTCTTAAAATTCCTCGAGGGGAAGAAATGGAAGGCGTTCAGCGTGTAATATCTGCCGGATTGGTTCAACAGTGGAAAGACGGTATCACGTTCTGGCAAGCGAATATGCCCGTCACGCAATATCAAACGATTGTTCAGTATCAGACGGGGACAGAGTTGCCGAAATTGTATGTGAATATAACGGGTACAAACGGCGCATCTGCACCAGATACAGATCAAACGAATTGGAAGCAACTTAGTTTAGGCGGTAGCAGTCACGTTGTGGGTGAAATTGTTTCTGTTTTCGGAACGGCTTCGTATGCTCCTTTCGGTTGCGTTTTGGCGGACGGAACAGAGTATACAAAAGCATTGTTCCCGAGCATTTGGAGTGATTATTTAACTGGGGCGGAAACGGATACATTTTATCAATTATCATCTTCACTTGCTCCAGGCTTTGTCGGTCTTATAAAAAGCGCGAATCCTGTGGTGGGTGATCCTATATACATGTTGAGTGGGGGTGTTGCCTTTTCTTGGGGATATGTAAAAAGCGTGTCTGGGGCGAGTTGTACAGGGGAAAAATTTTCGTCAGGTGGCGTGGATTTGTTTACAATTACAGGCACAACAACTTCTGCCAAATTACCGTTATTAACAGTAACAGATTATGGTTCTTATGTTGAGTATATCAATAAATTCGGAGAATGTCCGTGTTTTGCGCTAGATACCTCGAATGAAAAGTTCAAAGTCCCGACCATAAAAGATGGAGGTTATTTAACTCAAGCTTTGAGCGTGGGCGAAATAGGTAGAGCATACAATGAAAGCTTACCTAATCATAGTCATACTATAACTTTTGATACGGCAGATAGTGAGACGGGCAATGGTTATATCGGTTGGGAGGGTGCTGGAACGGTCAGAAGTTATAGTGTTACTAGTTCTAGCGCTAATCAATCTACCTATCAAGACGGCGCACCAGTACAAGGTGATAACGTCCGCGTCCGTTTCTTTGTTTGTTTGGCCGGCGGCGCGATCAACGACAGCATGATTGACTGGCAGAATTATATGACGGCGCTTTCGGGAAAAGCAAATACAGATTTGTCAAACGTTACGGCTGCGGGCAAATCGGCGGCTGTTGGTTGGGGAATGCCCGATTATACGGTGGGAATTGATTTGTCTGGTTATAACAGCGCTTCGAATAAGTTTACGGCTCCGTGCGATGGTTTGATTATCATGTGCGGGGGCGGAACGGCAAACAATGCTTTTAATCTTGTCATTGATGATGAAGTATACCTTTTCAATAATTCATCAACAACACATTGGGTGGGCCAACAATTTTTTATTAGAAAGGGATCCAATTTTTATTATTTCGGAACGCTTCCAGAATATGGAGCGAGGAATTTTTATCCTATGGAAGGAGCGCAATAATGTTTTGTGAGAGAATCGATGAAGAAACTAAGCAAGTCTTCGGATTAACATCGTTTCAGTATGATGGCTATATCGATGTCGGAGAAACTGAGACGGCCTATGATGGATTGATATATCTCAAAGGTCATGCACCAGAGAAACCAGACGATATCAAGGCAGCCGAGATCCGCGCAGAGCGCGACCGCCGTAT